ATAACTCAACAACTAACATTATTGAGTTCTATAACGGTACTGATTGGCAGTCAGCACAAGGCTCATTTACTGTAATTGCTACAGAATCATTCAATGGTGATGATTCAACAACAGCATTTACTTTAAGTTCATCACAAACTACAGCATCATGTATTGTAAGTATTAACGGTATTGTTCAGTTGCCAACATCTGCTTATGGTGTGTCAGGTACTACATTGACATTCACAGAAGCACCAGCAACTGGTGACGTAATTGAAGTACGTCAGTTAACAACTACAACAACTGTTGCACAGTTAGCAGATGGCACATCAAGTATTAGTGTTAGTCCTAGTGACGGTGTTGATATCGTTGTTGACCAAACAGGCGTTACAGTTGGTACATCAGCAACTACAGTTGACTCATTTGCAACATCAACATACAGAATGGCAAAATATGTCTTAATGGCAGAAAATGCCGCTGGTGATGAATGGGAAGCCGCTGAAGCAATCGTAGTACACGATGGCACAACAGCGACATTAACTGTGTATGGTGTAACAGCGACAGGTGCTGACAGTTGGACATACTCTGCAACAATTAGTGGTGGCAATGTATTATTACAGGCCACTGCTGGTGAAGCAAGTACAACAGTTAAGTTCCAACCAACTTACATTAGAGCATAATAACCAACTTATAAGGAAACGATAATGTTAGCAGTAGAAAAACTATACAGAAGCAACTACGTTGAAGAAGACGTAGTTGTGGAAGGAGCACTTGTAGGGCAGAAATGGACGTTTACGTCAGAGACTGTTTCTAACCAAGTGACTAACAATCAGATTTCCAATAAGGCAGTTGTTATAGGTAACGGGTTATCTAGAAACGATATAGATCTTACAAAACTCATAGGCCACCACAGTGGCCTATTGGGTGCTGACACATTACAGACTTATGCTTGTAATGCGGCATACAGAGATTTAAATCCAGATTTCTTAATCGTTACATCACCAGTAATATGTAAAGAACTTGCGACACATCCATATAGAGAATCTCATGTTGTTTATACAGACCATCAGTGTATGAAGGCTCATCCGAATAAGTTTTATCTTATTCCACATAACCTTTATTCAGATGCAGGAACTATTGCATTAAGAACTGCATGTTTTGATGGACACAGAAAAGTCTATATGGTAGGTATGGAAGGTCACGACAAATCAGGTTACAATTATAATGTCTATGCAGGCACAAATGGATACGAAGGTGTTCATAGAACCAAAGACCAAGTAATTGATTCTAACCAATGGGCTCGTGACAAAGCACAAGTTATGACAGCATATGACAATGTAGAATTTTTCTGGGTAACCAGTACTGGTAATTATAATGTACATCCTAGTTGGAACGCATTACCAAACTTTAGTCAAATCAAAGTTAGAGATTTTATTTTAAATAACGATCTATAATTTTTAAGATTAAAAAGATAAAAGCACCTCCGGGTGCTTTTATTTTGACTATAAAACCGCTTCTAGAGTTTTAATTTTTTGTGCGATTGCATCAAATTTAATTGTGCGATAAACACCTGGGTGCAATGGCTTAGGATGATCTTCTAGTTTAACCCAGCAGTATCCGCGATGTTCATTGTTTAGTTCAGGAACAAATTCTGTATCAACTGGTGTTATAAATGTATGGTATACAAAGTTACCGTTCTCGCTGGTAAACTTTTCCACAGGAATTAGTCTAGCATCATGTATAGTACCACCTAGTTCTTCTTGAATTTCACGCATAAGGCTTTCGGTGATTGATTCATTATGTTCTACTTTGCCGCCAGGCAAACCCCAACTACCTTCAAATTTGTGTGAATTTCTTAGAACAAATAGATATCTTTTGGTTTCTGTGCAGTAGATAAAAGCACCAACGTTGACTAAAGGACCAGTGTCCATACGCCGTTCTTGTACTCTCCTTCGTAACTCTTGACCCATTGACTTCCTGTCCACTTATATTGAACTCCAGTTGTTAGATTAGTAGTATATTGTACACTCTTTTCTTGTTCACTGTCAAATGTAACTACCCATGCAGAACCATCCCACTCAATGATATCATAGGCATTGGCTACAATATTTTCACCACCAGTGCCTTGCCATACTTCAGGACCATATCCAGTAGCATTATCAAAATCACCAATTGCGTTTAACAATAAGAATCTTGTGCCTGTGGTTTTGGCCGCTACTTTATCTGGTGTAGTAGCCGCAGTTGGATCTATAATAGAATTTACAGAAGGTATAGTGTTTACTGGCAGTGTGTCTACATCAGCAGTAAACAACATTATATATGGGTCGCTTGGGTGATATGCCACAGTACCCACTACTTCATTGCCGTCGTCCATTTCTAACCTAATCTGACTAAATCCATTGGTTAATTCACCATATACGTTGATCAGATCTTTCCAATTTTCTTTTCCACCTACTTTGGTCTGTGGTAAGGCTGTTGGATCTCTTGGGTCTACAAACTCTTCTACACGTAATAATTGTAGTTGATTACCTAACAGAGTAACACCATAGTCCATTGGTGTAAAGTATTGTCTTTGACCTATAAGTTTAGTACCGTCCGCTATTGATAGATCTAGATCACCTGTGCCATCATAGATGCTTGATACAATTTTGTGAATAACACCAAGTTTTTTAACTTTTGCTGGAGATGATATCCAAATTGGTAAATCAAATGTTAAGGTAGCAACATCAATTGGGTTTTCTGTGCCAATTGGTACTGAACGTGATGACCAGTTAACACCTGTTAAGAATACTGCACTTAAACTAGACCAATCAATGTAGTTGTCTGTTGATTGTATTTCTAATGCAGGGTTAAACAGAGTACCTATTTGTTCAATTAACTGTAATTTTTGTTCTGTGTTTGATGTCCATATATCTACTTTAAGTTCTAGTCTATATGGTACAGGCATATGACGTTCAACAGTAAACGCATCACCCTGTCTATTTTCATAACTTTCGGTATCTTCGTTGTAGTATTTTTGTCTGATGTGCATTTTACCTATAAAGTTAGGTTCTTGCACACGCTCTCTATCATAGTTTAAAGCACTGACATAGACAGCCATTGCAGGTACACTTTGCATAGCACTTTCACTGTTGTCACGTAAAATATTAGCAACCATACGACTACTGTCACCGTAGAATACAGGAACCTGTTGTAGAGTAGTATTACCTGTACGGTCTTTACCAAACTCAACTTGAAAGTTACTTATCATACGAATAAACTGTACAATAAATCGTCTTATCTGTCCATCATAGAAAAACTGTTGTGCCATATTAATCTGCCGTTGGTTTCAATGCTTGACTTAATCCTACACGTTCTGGATCTGTATTTTCAAATATTGCATATTCTACTACATCACCACTGACAATACTTACATTACTTGTGATAGTAATCGCAGTATTACCACTGCTGTTACTCATAGTATTGTCAACTTTAAAGCCGTTTAACTGTGTTCTTACACCATTTGTACTAACATAAGCAATTGAAGTTTCAATTAACTTACTACTCATACTAAATGATGTTGTTATAGTATTGCCTGGAACAACATATGGTTGTGCGGCTCTAATAGCATCATAACCAATACGTCCTGACATGTATTTTTCTGTATTGTTAACAAAACTACTGCGTTGTGTTTCGTTAGTACTACCTGGTGTCAATGAAGTTCTCACATCATCCTCAACTTTTGTCCAGCGTTTACCATCAAATCTAAATAGTCTGTTTGGTAGGTAATCTAATCTTAAGAAATATGCTCCTGGTTGTGGTGTACTTGGGAAACTCAATCCTGTTTGTACAGCAAAACCATTTGGAGGAAGAGCATCACCTGTCAAGTATCCTGATACTTTAAGACTTGGTGATGTAATTGTATCACTAGCATCTGGAGACCCATCATTGTCACTAGCATCTGGAGATCCATCACTGTCACTGGCATCTACATTATTAATGTGTCCAGGATACCCTGTGTCTAATTCAGGTTGTACCCAAATACTGGTAGTGTCATAGCCTGATTCAGGAACATCATTTTCTGCTTGTTCAATGACTTTTTCGTTAATATCTTGATATTTGTCAAATGTACTAAGCAGTTCACCTAGTGTACTGTTAGTGTTTTCGCCTGCTTTGATGTTATCAAGTATATCTTTGTATTCTTGTGAGTCAACCAATGGTTGTACTTTAATACGCCATAAGTGCCCATACCAAGTTGGAGCAAATCCTTCTGCGGCTCTGGTAGCATCTTGAACTACATAGTAACGTTTAAGTGCGGCTGGTACAATATCATCAGGATCTAACGGATAAAAGTCTTTAAGATGTGGTAACTCAATAACATCACCTACCATAACTTTACGACCCAATGTTTCTACCATGTCATTCATGTGTAAAACAATAAACAGAGTATCACTGGTTAAGAATAAACCAAACTGTGTTAGATCAAAATCGTTGTCATTGATACGATATATACCACGCATTTGATAAACACTGTCATCATACTTGCGATCTCTATTTTCCAAGAACAATAAGTCTTGAATGTTCTTTTCACTTTGGTTTAGATACTTAGGTTGTGTAGCATCTGTTGATGTGCCTTGATCAATAGGACCAAGATATTTGTGAACATTAATGTCTGTACCGCCAATGGTAAACATTTCTGACATTCTACGGTCAAAAAATTTGTAGTCATTTCCGTGATTTGGGCGCCAAAGGCTTAATCGTGGCATTAGTGTTATCCGTTATATTATCATAGTATTTATCGTTATTGACACTCTAGGTAATTGAATGTTATAATTAGTATTATGCAAATAGAAACTAGTTTAGACTGGCAAACAGTATATCCCAAACTTATTAAGTTAGCAGAAGGTACTGGAGAACATCAGAAAGATATGAAAAAGATTGTGAAAAATCTTGAAACAATGGTAACTGAACTAAGTATTGAAGAAGTAGAATGCAGACGTAAACAACAACAGACAAAGAAACATAAAGAAATAGTAACTAGAATCAACGAAGAAATAGTTAATTATGAACAAATGATTACATTTGGTACATTATTAAATGGTTGACAGTATTGTATACGTCAACTATAATATGTTAAATGACTATTGAATTATTAGGAAATAAAATGGCAATTAAAGTATCCAAGAAAAAAGGCGGAGTAAAAATCGTCACAGACAGAACTGGTAAACAGTACGAACCTAAATGGGAAGAAGCAGACTCTTGGTCTGGCGAGTATTTTAATGCCTATAAGCATTCTGCGTTAAATTATTATAGAATGGAATCTAAGAGTGCTGACAGTAAAAAATGGGTTATTGCCTGGGTAAATCACAGTGACCAATGGAAAGAGCATAGTAAACTAATTAGTAAAAATTCTGATAGTCAATTTTCATTAACATTAGGTGCTATTTGTAGAATGCTAAGTTTAGGCATGCCAGCAGAACACAAAGCACATAAAGAGTATTGGGAAAGTTTACCTGGTACATCTGGTGAAGCAAAAAATCCTTTAGATTTTATTAATAGAAAATTAGAAGAATTGTTACTAGCATCTGAAGATGTATTTGAAGAAATTAAAAAAGATAAAAAAGAAAAAACACAGCAACCAACTATTCAAGATCGCATGAATGAAATTGCCAACAAACATATTTTACATTTTGAATTGTTTGAAGATCGTTTAATAGATGGCGAAACAGTAAACGACCCTAAAGCATTTGATTATCTTAAAACAGAGAATTGTCCTCAAGCACTAATTAAAAAAATTAGAGCATTCTTTGAACCGCATAGGCAAGAACTAATGGAAGCCAAAGCAGGACAAGATGAGCAACTAAAAGAAGCATATAGTCACTACAAAGCGGCGGATTATAAACGATTTGAAACGTTTTATAGCAAATTATTTGCTGATTTAGATAGTTACGAACAAGTTAAGAAAGCAACTAAAAAAGCCAGAGTACGTAAAGCACCTTCAAAAGAAAAACTAGTTGCTAAGATGAAGTATCTCAAAGAAGACAGTAAATCTAAACTAGTCAGTGTTAATCCAGTAGACATTTTAACAGCAGAGCAGTTATGGGTGTACAATGTTAAAACACGTAAACTAGGTCGCTATGTTGCTGACCCGCATCAAACAATGTTAAGTGTTAAAGGTACAAGTATCATAGGATACGATGAAACTCAAAGTGTACAAAAAACTCTACGTAAACCAGAACAGCAGTTAAAAGACTTTTTAGGTTCTAACAAAGTACAACTGCGTAAGTTTTTAGAAAATATCAAAACAACAGATACTAAACTTACTGGACGTATCAACGCAGATACTATATTATTGAAAGTTTTATAGTTCAATTAGCATAAATACTAGAAACAAAGGTATTTAACTAATGGCTACAATTAAACCAAATCTATCAGCAACACTATCTGTAACAACAGACAGCCTATATGACCAACCCACGGGTACTGGCCCAGGTCCTATAGCATTTGATGATAGTGGACTACCTACAGAAATTACTAAGAAAAACGAAATTATTGAATATATTCGTTTAAGACTAGGTGATCAAATTGTTGATGTTGAAGCAGACAAAGAACACTTTGACATGGGTATCAAACAAGCATTTCAGCGTTATAGACAACGCAGTTCAAATGCTGTTGAAGAAAGTTATGCCTTTTTAGACATTTATCCAGAAACTCAAGAATACATACTTCCTACAGAAATCATTGATATTAGAAAAGTATTTAGACGTGGCATTGGTTCAGTAACAGGTACAACTGCTAGTCAGTTTGAACCATTTGCTTCAGGCTACTTAAACACCTATATGCTAGTAGCAGGACGTGTTGGCGGACTTGTAAACTACGAATTGTTTACAGGTTATCAAGAACTTGCTATGCGTATGTTTGGTGGACACATGAATTTTACATGGAACAAGGTTAGTAAAAAACTAACACTAGTTCGTAAGCAACCATGGCAAGGTGAAAACTCAAGCGAAACAGAATCTGTATTGCTATGGACATATAATTATAAACCAAACGTAATGTTATTAAATGACCCTCAGGTATATCCATGGATACAAGACTATGCCTATGCTTTAGTCATGATATCAATTGGTCAAGCACGTGAAAAATTTGCTAGTATTGCTGGTCCACAAGGCGGCACAGCACTCAATGGTACAGCACTAAAAACAGAAGGCTTTACTCTATTAGATAAATTAGATCAAGAAATTTCAACATATATGGATGGTGGTGCACCTTTAACCTGGACTATTGGTTAATCAACTGTTGACTTTCTCGCTGTTTTTCTAATATAATATAATTTGTTCAACGGGAGTTTCAATGTCAAAAATTATAGGTATCTGCGG